AGCGGGGAAGGACCTTGAACGAATTACTAATATTTTACGCAAGAAGGTCCCATCTGTGGCGTTAAAAGGTCTTAATAATATCACATTATATGAAGAAACAATTCCGGATGCTGGCTCCAAGGCAGTTGGTTTTTATATTAACAAAAGTATTTCGTTGGCAAGAAAATCCCCCGTGGATGGGCGGACTATTTCTTGGAACGATATAAAAATTACATTGTCACATGAAGTTGCTCATCATACTCATGGTGGCTGTTTACACGAAATAAGAACATTGCCGAAAGGCATTTGGAAAAAATGGAGAGATTATGATGCAAAAATTAGAAGTACAAAAGGAGCCTTTGTTTCCAATTATGCTAAAACCAATGTAGATGAACATTTTGCAGAGTCTTTCGGTTATTTTTATGCTGATCCAGAAATGCTTAGATATAAAGCCCCTGGAACTTTGAAATGGTTTAAACAGAACCTTTCAAAGATTGAAGGTTGGGAAAAACCGAGGGCAAAATGATACTAAGAGAAAAAATTTCAAAATGGGCGCGAGATGGGGTCGTGACTCGTACTGGCGGCGATTATAAGGGTGGGAAAACCGATGGGGAAATTCTTTTGAAATTAAATTTGGAATCTTTCGATGATGGTACATTCGAGGAGGCGGTTTTCTTTGCAATATATAAAGAAGGGTTTATTGAAACTATAAAAAATATGAGAGAGGTTACAAAAGAAATAAAAACATTAGTAAAAGAAGAGGCAGAGATTCTTGGAATTATAGGAGGAAATCATGGAACGGATTGAGAAAAGGTTGAGCGCTCTTCATGACGAGGTCAACGATAGGGTCGAGAAGAAAACACACCGAGTGGAATTCTTGAGTGGAATCATGGCGGGGCACCAGCATCGGGTTTCGCTCACCCTTCGTAATGGGAAAATCGTCGGAAATTCCGAGCGGGTGAACGGACATGTCCATAAGGTGGATCAGTCGGTCACAGAGGGAGACGTGCTCGGATTCACCGACGTTCAGGACCAGCACAAACATCGCTTGAACTTCACTGACAAAGAACTTAAGCTCGCTGCAAAGAACGCCAAACAGGGAAAATAGCAAACATCAGGAAAGAATGCTTGAATAACGAGGAGGGATAAAGTAATGCCTTTCCCAAACGAACACGCTGCCAGGCTTCAGGACCCAAAGCGGTTTGACCGTTTTAGAAGGATTTCTGGCGGTAAAATCTTCGGGGGCAAGTTGGAGGTCCCGAAGACGATTGGCATTATATGGGGGCATATAAAAGAAGGCCCTCCCAACGCGTGGGCGGTTCAGGCGCTTCGTTTTCCAACGAAAGACTGGAAAGAAGCTGATGCTAAGAAATGGCTAAAGGATAATAAAATAACCCCGATGACGTTTGAACCGGCGGTCAAGAAAACAAAAAAGGAAATTCTTGGCGTTCATAAGGCTTTACATTCTATATGTGAGCTGGATGATATTTCGATACAGCTTTTCGGGCTTTCGCGTGATTCAATTTATCACTATCATTCGGAGATCATTTCTGCCATGGATGATAGTGGGATCGCACACGCTTCTATTATGCCCATTAGCAAAATTGAAAAGGAGGACGAAGACGAATTAAAGGATATGCAGGAGCATATTCTTGATGAGGCAACCGAAGACTTGGTACCTATTCAAGAGGACGGTGCAATAGACGAAGGGTTATTAAGTATCACTACTCCAATTATTAAAGTGGATGAGGGCGAAAGAATAGTTTACGGCATAGTTCTTGAGCCAAACGTAGTAGATACACAAGGGGATATGATTTCAGAAGAAGAAATTGCTAAAGCAGCGCATTACTTTATGGAAAAGGCACAAACTATTGGCTACCAACATAAAGACTTTAAAAAGAAGTTTAACATTATGGAATCTTATATTGCACCAGTTGCCTTTAACTTTTGTGGACAAGAGGTCAGGAAGGGAACCTGGTTGTTGTCTGTGAGAGTTGTTGACGACGGCGTCTGGAAAGAAGTAAAGAAGGGGGAAATAACTGGGTTTTCTATCGGGGGCGTAGGAACAAGAGTCAGAAGATCGTGAGGTAAATCATGTCCTATGAATTCGATTTGAAGGACGTAAAGACGAAGGAAGTCTCTCTGGTGGATCGTGCCGCCATAAAGAGAACCTTTCTTCTTGTTAAACGAAAGGAGGGAGCCATGGGTGGTCAGGGCCAGGGACCGGGCATGGAGGGACCAGATGGAAAGACTGTGGTTTCTTCTTCCGTCCTGAAGGCCGTTATCCAGATGGCTAAGCCGGCCATCGAGCGCCTTGTTTCTCTTGCCTCTGAAATGGAAGAGATGCAGGGTGTAGGGGAAGAAGGCGACCCGACTACCGACAAACAGGAGGGGAGCCAACTTTCGAAGGAAATCGCCACGGAGTTTCGTGCCATCATGGGGATACTGGAATCCGTCCTCCAGAAATACCCATCGGCGGCGCAGAAGAACAATGACCTTGACCCGGACGGAAAAGGAGATCGTGACTTGGAGAACGCAGAACTCGTGAAATCCATCGAGGATCTCACCGTCAACCTGAAGGCGTTGAGCGTGAAAATCGAGGAACTCGAGAAGAAGGCGGCTACGCCTCCGCCCCCACCGGTCTCGGATTCCGATGTCGCTCCCGTCAAGAAGGACGCCGAGAGTGACGCCAGCAAGGAGACCAGGGCGGAACTGACCAAATCCCTGGGAGAAACCAAGGAAGAGGTCAAGAAAATGCTCGATACCAGGGGAGTCGAGCTGACCAAGATGTTCCAGGATGCCGCCAAGGAAGAATTCGGAAAGGTCGTCAGCCGCGTCGAGGCTATCGAAAAGGCGCTTACGGGCGATGACACCGGCAAACCTCCCACCGGAAAGAAGGAGGACTACAAACGGACCTATGGTTCGGAGGACGTGGATTCCAAGGTGACGGAGGAATCGAATCCCTTCGTCTCGATGTTCGAATCCGTCAAGGATTTCTAGTCAAGGAAGGATCAATCCATACTAGTAGTAGGTAGTATTTCTTCAACGGTTTTTCAATGAGAAGGAGAAATGAAATGAACGGGAATGACGCTTTCATCCACAAGGCGGTTACGGGAAGTTCGTTCCTCAACGGCGGACTTCTCAACGCGCAACAGCGTGATGTCTTCCTGATGTACGTCCGCAAGTTCACCAAACTCATTCCGCTCTGCCGGACGGAAATCATGGAAAACCCCAGGCTCGAGGTGCCCAAGCTCCATATCGGCGAACCGATCACGGTCGGTTTGGCGGACAACGCCATCATCAACGAAACCGGGTCCCCGCTCTTCAACCAGATCACCCTGGATACCGCGGAACTCGCTTCCCGGTTCCACATTACGAGACGCGCCATTCGGAGGAACGTTTCGAAGGAACGGATCGTTCAGCAGGTCAGCGAGGCGATGCTGGCGCAGATCGCAACCGACCTGGAGAATCTCCATATCAACGGCGATACGCTCCTCGGCGCAGGAACGCCCATCAACGACCTGCTTCGGGTCAACGACGGGCTCGACAAACTCACCAACGGATCGCACATCGTGGATCTAAACGGCGGATTCGTGAGCAAGCAGCTCTTCGCCAATATGATCCGACGTATGCCCGATTCCTACCAGGACGATCCGGGTCTGCGGTTTTTCATGCCGAGAAGTATCCAGGTGGATTGGGTGGAATTGAACTCCCAGCGCATCGACCAGATTGGAGAGCGCGCCTTCAAGGGGAATATCGAAGCGCCTTTCGGCATTCCGATCATCACCATTCCACTCATGCCTTCCAGGAAACCGGTGGCAGTGACGGTTGCGGTGGCCGGCCATATCATGGGTACCACGCAGGGTCCCTGGAATTTCGTGACCGGAACGAACGACACCCTGGTTATCAATCTCGGGGCGGGCGCCAAGACGGTCACCGTTCCACAGGGAGTCTGGTCGGCTCACGAAGTGGCGGCTTTCATCAGGGCAACTGTCGGACTGGAAACGACTGTCGTCCAGGATGATGGCTTCGGCCATCTCTACATCGAGCATCCGACCAAGGGCTCGGGCGCGACCCTGACGATCGGCGCGGGCAATGGCTGGGCCACCGTGGGGATCGCCGTCGCGGCCTATGTCGGAACCGATGCCGGTTCGGCAGGATCGTTGAACGACGGAGCCATCGTCTGGCTCGCCAATCCCCTCAACTTCCTGTGGGGCAACCTGGACAAGACGGAGATCTACACCGAGTTCGAGAAGGACTATGCTCGGTGGGAAACCGTCGTGATTAACGAGACCGACACCCAGGTCGAATCGCTGGACAAGGTGGTCAAGGGTATCAACGTCCGGCGCCAGCCCTACTAGTCGTAAATCCGGCTAGTAGCAGGAAGTCAACAGGAACTTAAAATAGGAGAGACTAAGATGACCACGATCATAGAGGAGTTGTTCCTCGATGGTGGGGCCGGTTTAGCCCCGAGAGATAACCATCCGTCTCCGACCCTCACCGAGGCCTTGCGTCAGATCGCCGACGACTTCACCGCGATCAACGTGAGGCAGAAAGCGATCCAAGCGAACTTGGATCTCATCAACGTGAGACAGAAAGCGATCCAGGCCGCCATGGACGCCGGGCTTGGTCAGTACAACGCCCACCGGGGAGCCGGGGGCGTTCACATGGCGGCGGACGTGGACAATCCTATCGGATCTCCGGTGGCAACGGACCCCGTCGCCGACATCCTCACAATCCTGAACGAGGCCGTGCTGGATTACGAGGCTCATCGAATCCTTACGGCGGGTGGCGTTCACGGGGCCGCGGATGCAACGAACGTTATCACAGCTACCAGCCCGGCTACAACGGAAGCGGAGGCTGTACTGCTCGTCAATGATTTGAAGGCGATGTACGAGGCGCATCGGATTCTGACGGCCGGAGGCGAGCACGCCAATGCCGACACTACCAACACAATCGTTGCGGCGAACGCCACGGACTGGGATAGTGTCGTCACGCTCATCAACGAGATCAAGAACACCACCGGGTTCAACGCGCACATCATCCTGACCACGGGTCCCGTTCATGGTCTGGCCGATGGGACAAATACTATCACGAGTCCAAACGCTGGTATCCAAATTACAGCGCTGTATTTGGAAACCAACGAATTTCAAACGGACTTGAACGCCCATATCGCTCACCTGGGAGTTCACCCGACTGCGGGCGTGGCAAACGTTACGGCTGCGGCGACAACCGAGGCGACTGTCGTGGCTCTTATCAACGGCCTGAAAGCGACGATCAACACGCACGGGACAAGCACTGACGATCACCTTGATGCGGACACCACCGCCGTCGCAGGCACCGCGACCGAGTACGAGGATATCATTGCCGTGGTCGCAGAGTGGAAAGCCGCCTACGAGACGCATGCTGCGAAATCCGCCACTCACTTGGCGGCCGATGCTGGCAATGCAGGGTCTGTGCTTGGAACCGCCGGCGAGGTCGCGGTTCTCGGTACGGGCGCTGAAGTGACCATCGGACTCGTGAAGGGGTAAGCAAGAATCTTCTATTTGAAGGGGAAGGAAATGGCGAACCAGGATCGCGAAATGCGGGGGAAGGAAGAGCAAGTGGCTTTTTTCATTCCGAAGTCTGCTTCGTCTTATGCTTGCTTCGGGCGGGTCGGACACCATTACTCCTTTTCAAAAAAGGAGCCTGCCCGGGTCACTCTGGCTTGCGATATCGAGATGTTCAGGATGAAAAACGATATCGAAGAAACTGATGCGAGCGGGACTCCCCTGGGTGGGGCGAAGTCGACCGGGGTTACGCCACTGAGCTATTCCGGCACCGAACCGCCTACTCCTCTTCCTACGTCTTTCCCGGGATCGACCGAAGTTCTCACCGGGGACAAGAAAAAGAAAAAGAAAAAGGCAGTGGAAGAAGAAGTAGAAGAAGAGGAGGAACTGACGGAACCCGACGACGACGGCGAGGAGGAAGAAAGACCCAAGAAGAAAAAGAAGAAAGGGGAAAAGTCGGGCAAGAAAAAGAAGAAGAAAGTAGTCGAGGAAGAGCCCGAGGAAGACAACGAGGGCTGGACCGAAGACGACGAAGAAGACGAAGACTACTAAGGATAGGAGGGAGCGATGTTCCGATACACAACAATTACTCGGCTCCGCCAGGAAGGGTTCACCGAAACGGAACTGCCTGCTCCCGATGCCCTTCTGTTGATCGCTGAGGCATCTGGTTACCTCTCTGATGCTCTGGGTCAATGGTTCACTCCTGTGCGGAGCCAGAAAATACTTGATGGCATGGGATCAGCCTTGCTTTATCTTCCGAATCGGGTCCCGATTCTGGAGGTACTTAGTTTGGCGCAAATCTCGACCGCTTCAGCCAGTAGGCCGTTCTTAGTTCCAGACAAAGTGGATATTCTACTTGCATCTGGTCCGAATGACATGGCTGTCTTTGATTCGAGTGATTATCAAGTCTATGGTCGATATCTTGAATTACTTTATTCGGAATTCTTCGGAGGAAGGGGAAACGTCCTCTTTGATTGTTACTCCGGATGGATGGATACTTTCTCTGCTAGAAGCGGGACGACGAGACGGATACTTACCGATACTACGACGTTAATTTCAAACGGGGGTATTGATGCAATCCTGACCAGTATATCCGGCTTTCAGGCAAGGGATGTTGTTTTATTCGAGAAGAACGATTCGGGTAGGGAAGTTTTGGGACAGGTAATAGTCAACAGTATCGACGTCGGAAATAAAAAGTTGGTATTTGATGCTATCGAAACTAAGGATGCCCAGCAATTGCCGGTAGGAACAAGGGTTCTTACTTTTGGAGCGATACCAAGACTCATCGAACGAGCGACGCTTCTTTTAGTGAAACGACTCAACATAAGAATAAATACAGACGATTATGACGACGCAGTCATGGCCGGGAAAATTAAGTCGGAGAAAACAGATCGGTATTCTTATACTCTCTTTGGCGACGCAGATGGAGGGGGTGTGGGATTGACCGGAGATTATTTTGTTGATCGGCAATTGTCCTACTATGCCGAACCGCAGATTCACGTGGATTTCGCATGATTCCTTTACGAATGAATCTTGTCGACATCGAGATAAAACTCTTGACCAAAACTGGCAGAGTTCCAGGGGAGAATCGCCCAGCGGTTGATAGAGTTTCAAGAAGGCCCAGGGGACAGAAGACCTGGTCTGGTCCCGATACCGGAGATG